AGGTCAACGTGCCGCTGGTAAACGTAGTGATAGCACCGATATCAACGAAGAAGTTAGCAATACGGCTACCGGCTGGCAGGTAAGCCACATACCCGCGATAAACCGTTGCAGCGTCCGCAGGGGGCGTAGAAGCCACCAAGACGGGGGAGGTGGAACTTGGGGTGTAAATAACCGCATTGGCATTAGGAATGCCGTTAGATTTTACAAAAACTGAAGAAGCGCCGCCGTAGCCAGCAGTGTTTGCCGTCGTTGTGGCAATGTTTAGCGCGGCTGACTGAACCATCGCCATAGAACCCACGTTACGAAACGGGCCAAAACGATTGTCGCCAGACAGTACTGGGCCTTCAAATGTAGAACGTCCCATGATGGAACTCCTTGTGTAGTAGCACTAACCTATACCGTCTCTACTAAGTCTGCTGGGGCAGTCTGTATAGGCAAAATCCCAGAAAGGTGAAACAGGAGGGGCGTTTAAACCCCTCCCTTGAATCATACTACATTAGTACGAACCCGAAGCGCCGAAGATGCCCAGCGGATCAGAAAAGCCAAAGCTGTAACGCTCACGGCTCTTGTATCTTACGTTGCCCGTATCGAAGTCACCGTCCATGCTGTTTTGCAGCGGAGTGCGGACAAAATGCTTCAGACCATTCGGCACATCAGTCGTCAAGAACCACGCATTGGTGTCGGTCAGGAAGTGGTTAACAGCATACCCACCCGGAATCGAACCATTGTTCTTCAACGCATTGACATCGTTGTTGTTCGTGCCAACACGCAGTTCCGTTTCCAGAAGACGCGTACCAACAAACATCAACGCCGGGGGCAGGATCAGCTTGACCGGTTTGGCGGCGATCAGCAGACTGCGCTCATCAACCCAGCCAGCGATTTGAATGACAGCAGCCTCAAGCGAGGTTTCATTCAAGTCGGCGGCACCACCCGTATTGCTGTTCACACCACCCGAAACCAACGGGTGCGAAGCCGAACACAGAACCACGCCGTCACCACCAAGCTGAATGCTGGAAAATGCGTTGTTCAGCACTGCCGCAGCTTTGACTTGTTTGGTGTAGGCCATGGCACGAGCCAGACCTTTGGTATAACGCGCCGAGAGGCTGTCATACAGGTTATCTTCAACCGCTTCTTCAGTGATTGAGAAACCCAGAGCGATGGTTTCGTGTTGGTAACGAGCCGTCCACGCTTCCTGTGCGTTGTCATACTGGATAGCGTTACCTTCGTTTTTGACCGGAGCAGCCGAAAAGCCCGACAGCTTGGTTTCTTCTTCAAACGAACGCTCAGAGGTTTCAACATCGAAAATCTCTTTGTGTTCTTCGCCATACTTCTTGTACTCAAGACCAAACAAGGCGTTCAGGCCCGGAAGGAGTTCTTTAAGTAGCTGTGCGCGTGAGATAGCCATTGTTCATTCTCCTTAGATGCCAGCCGCGCCGCGATACATATGAACAAGACCAGTCCAAGTCACCAGAACTTCGGTGAAAGAACCAGCAGCGTTCACGGTATCAGCAACAACGTCGATGACTTTAAGCGGCAGGGTCGTAGCAGTGCCAGTGGTGGAAAGGATTGCTTGTTTGCTGTCACCGGTAGCAGTGCTACCCAGATTAGCAACCCAAGCCGCCGTTCCGCCAACCAGACCAGCGCGGTTAATACCACTCATAACCGTCGTGCCGGAAACAATCGCCACCTTCATGACCAGATCAGGATCATCCGCAACGTACGCGGTGATAGCCGAAGCCGTGTCAACGGTGCCAGCAGTCAAGGCCGGGAAATACTGACCATAAACACGTTGGCTGGACGAGTTGATGTAGCTGCAACCCATGAAAATACCCGCAACCTGAACCGCAGAATCAGTCAGAGTCGCGTTGTTGATGCATCCGTTTGACGACATGATTACGATGTCACCAAAGAAGATTGCCGTGCCATGTGCGGAAGCGATTGTCATCTGACGGGTAGAACCCGCGTAGACTTGACCGCCTAGCAAATTGACCGGCTTGAACCCGTACGGGGCGTCAATAGTCGGATATGCCATGTTTAACTCCTAAAAGGTTTATCTAAGTTATTTTTTGCCGCTACCGAACGTCACAGACGACCTGTTTTCTTTAAACAAGGGCATACGTGCGTCGTTCTGCTGCATAAAGCTGTTGTCCACGGCAGTTACCTGATCAGCGGCTGCTTTTTGGTAAAACGCTGCGCGTTGTTCCATAAATTCTTTAGGAATTTTGCACAGCAAAAGCCCACCAATTTCGATATTGCCTTTGAATCTACTGTTAGGGTCTGAGTAAGCGTACATTTTCGGTTGACTCTCCGATTTTACGGGTTCCCAGCCTTCACGAAATTTTGCAGACACATTCGTCGGGTCAGCTTGACCCAAGAGTGCTGTTCGTATCCACCTGAAAGAGTAGCCTTCTTCCGGTTCAGGGGTGGGCAATAGCGTCGGTGACTGCCATTGTTTGACGCGCTGCGTAGTTTCACGAGTATCTAGCTCACGAGCGAGACGATTTTCAGCCATTATGCATTCTCCAGTTTCATTAGTTCACGGGCATACGACTCATTAGTTAAGCCTAGCTTCTTCGCCAAGTTAACCTGCGTTGCCGTTAATCTCACTTGCCTAGGCGCGGTAGACCGCGTTACTGGAGCCACATTACTGGTCGGTTTGCGCGGGGACTTAGATTCTGAGTCTTTGGTCTCAGTTTCTGCTTCCCGTGTTTGAGGTTGTTCTTCCTCGTAATACTCGGGGAATCTCTTCCTCATTGTTGCATCGACACGCTGGTAATAATCCTCGCTACGAGGGTCAACACCAGACCGGACTAGCTTTTCATGCAAACCAAGGGCGGATGCGGTCATCTCCGGGTCAGCGCCAAACCAAGAGTTGTCTTTACGCCATTCTTCGGCTTTGGGATCAACGGCTTGCGGCGTTGCTTGAGTCTGTTGTTGAGTTTCTACACTACTTTCTTGAGTTTGTAAAGCGGGTTTATAGTTCTGGTAGTCACGCAGTTTCAACTTGGCGTCGGTCATCTCTTCTTGGGCGTCTGCAATCGAAGAAGAGTCCCCTGATTCGTACGCCTGTTTAAGATGTTCTTTTGCCGCTGCCAATTCAGCATTTGCAGACTTAGTAACCTCGTCCACAAACATCTTCTCGCCGTCTCCAAGCCTTTGTTTTAGCTGTTTATTTTCATTAGCATAGGCTTGGGTTATACGAAAAGCTTCTTCCCGCTCACGCGTAGCGGCTTCTTTCTCACGGCGCTCGTCGTGCCAGACCTTCTTCATCTGGGCTAGGCGGGTCTTCACCTTGTCCGAATACTCCTCAAGATCGTCCTTTTCCAACTCGTCTACGATCTTTTGGGGCATCTTTTCCCGCCCTTTGTCTTGCGGCGGGGTGTCATCAATAATTTCAACCTCCAAATCAGGTTCTGCTTCCTGAGTTACCTTGGGGTCTTCCACCTCATCGGGGAATTTATACGTTGCTTCAGCCATGAGTTTCTCCTTATGCGCGAGCTATGCCGCGTGGGTCTTCGATAACACCTTCAACCATGTCATCACAAATCATGCGGAATTCGCGGTTATGAATCTTGATCCGTGAACCCGTGTTTGGACGTACCAAAACAAAATCACCCTGCTTGCACCACGCGCCACTAGGAAACTTCTTCTCATCCTTGTAGCAATCGGGGCCAAGCGAGACAACAAACAGCACTGTCGTCAGGCGCTCTTCATACGACACGGTGACATCTGCTTTAGCAATACCGCTCTCATACGTTCCATCAATCTCAGGGATCGCACAGAGCATGTGATACCCGGATGGTTGCGGCAACTGCTTTGCTTTAAGCTCTGGCGTGTCTGGCAGAACTGTGGATTGCTCTGGTTTTTCTGCGTCTTGCCCTATAAGAATCTCACTCATCTGCGTCTGTCTCCATACGTTGTGCAAGGTCTAATAGAATTTCCTTTGCAAAGCCAAGACCCTGAATGGCTCCACAAAGTTTTTGATACTCGTCGTAGTTCTTGGCAGCACCCCTTCCAAGGTGCTGTTCTATTTCTATGCGCCGTTCATCAAGTTTTGACTTGATGTATTCCAACTCATTGGCGTAATTCATTAGACCTTAGGCTCCTTGTTGGTTGAAGTTGCGCTGCGCGTCTTGTTCTCTCAGGCGAATGTCGTCTGCTTTGCCAGCGGCGTTTACCATTTCGCTATGCTTCTTTAACTCTAGCTCTTCTTCTTTGATGCGAATCTCGTCAGCTTTACCCGCAGCGTCCATCTTGTCTTTTGCTGCTTTGCGTTGAACCTCGGACTCTTTGATCTTGAGTTCCTGTTGCTGCATCTGAACCAGCGGGTCTTGTGATTGCTGTTGCGCCTGTTGCTGTTGCGTTTCAGCGGTGTTCTTCTGAAGCAGTTTTTGTGCAGCTTGAGCTACAAGTTGTGCAAGTTGCGCTTCAATTTCTGGCGGCAACTCTTTCACATCTTCGTCGTCTACGTCCTTGTCCTTCATCGGGGGCAAAGCTGCACCAAGCATTTTCTCAATCTCTTTGCGGTATTGGAATGCAACGTGTTCCATAACGTGAGATTGTGCTGCCGCTTGTATGGCCTGTGCTTGTGGGTTCTGACCCATGACTGCTGCAATTTTAGGGTCACGCATTGCTGTCATATGCACAGCCAAGTGTGCTTCGTGGTCTTGAATCAAGAAAGCTTTGACCGGCTTACCGCGCATGATGTCCATGTTCTCAGTTACAGGGTCAACCGGCTTCATGTCCTCTATCGTCGGCACAATCTTGGTAGCGTTCTTTACACCCAATACTTCAATCATCTGCCTGTGCAGAACCGGCAAATCGTATATTTGCGGAGCATCCTTTGCCAACTGCATGACAGCCTGATACTGCACAACCCGCTGGCTCATGGTTGACGCGTTAGGGTCACTGACCGGTATGACATCAACCTGATCGTAGTCAGACTGCTTGGCGGACTTGCTGCCCATCTCAGGTTGGTAGGCGTAATCCTTTGGCGTATTGTCGCGGATGATCCCAGCCAGCAGCCGGAACTCTTGCTTCATCGTGTAGTGAATACGCGCTTGAACCGCACTCATCACTTTCAAGGCTCTTTCAAGGATTGCCAGCGTCGTGCCTACCGGCGCTTGTGCCGACATATCAGATATCTTCATATCCGCTGTAGCCGCGAAGCGTTGGGCATCGGCAACGATCTTGTCCATCAACGCCAGCAATACTTGACTTGGCTCTTTGTATGGCAGCGGGAGAATGTTGTCCCTGATCGCACCAGACGGTAGGTCTACGTCGCGGAATTCACCCGGAGCTATGGGTGTGTCGTCCCCTTTGATCCGCATCCCCCGCGCTTTGAGACCGCCCGGAAGGTTAGACAGAGTTCCTGCATCGACCAACTGCCTCATCAAGGACGTAGCGGCTTTAGCGTGACCACCGATCAAGTGAATCAATCCAAAGTAGTAGAAGCCAAAGCCCGGAATGTATCCGTAGTGGACGAAGTGCTGACGACGGAACTTCAGCTTGTCGTCTTGCAGCCAGTTGCGACGAACTGACAGAATGGTGCTAGTTCCCTTTTCAATCGTGATGACATACGGCAACGCGATACCCGTAGGTTCGTTATCCTTGTCTAAGTCTTCGTATCCCGCCAGATCAAGGTCAACGTGCATTTCCAAAAGCTGGAAGCGGTTATCGACAGTGGCGCTGAAGCCCTGCTCTCTGGCCTTCTCCTTTTCAACTTCGTCCATCACCATCACGGGGTCGCCAAGGTCTACATCACGGTAGAACCCAGCCACTTGAAGGCGGCGCAGTTCGTTATTGGTCTTCCGCATACGGTGTGTAACCCGCTCCGCGCTCTCAAGGTTCATCGCGCCATAAGGCACAATAATGTCTTCAGCCGGGATAAACGATGCGGTCTGCCTGTCTAGTGCGGGGTCAAAGTAAATCTTCTTGAAGGCATTACCGGAGAGGCAGAGGGAGAGAAGCAGACGCTCATGCTCGGGTCTGTATTCCCGCATCACATCCGTCAACTCGTAGTTCATGTCCTGCTCAACCCTGAGAGCCGCTTCCTTCTTCTCTGGAGTTTCTTTACCGATGATTTTAGTCCTGACCGGCCCAGCAGCGGGGAAGGTCTCCATGATGGTCTCGGACTGGAACTTGACTGCACTCTCCATCAACATGGGGTGAAACACACCACAAGCTCCGGGCCACGGCTCAGTCCTGTCTTCATGTTTCAAACCCAGCAGCTTCAAGCCCTTGACATAGACATCCAGCCAGTCTTTACGCGATGTGATGTCTGTGTCGTAGTCACCCAGTAGTTCTGAAGCTAGGGTCTGGAGTTCGTTCTCCCCCATCTCTTCTGCAAGGTTGGCGTCAAAGTCATCTTCCTCGCCCTTGCCAATCTCCAACTCAATCCCGCCAATCCCAACCTTCACCGATTCCGGGTCTTCAATCTCAATCTGGATATCCGGTTCATCTTGCAGGGCATCCAGACCTTGAGGGGCTTGGTATAGTGCTTTATCTATTGCCATGATTTTTCCTTGAAGCAAGGTTAGTTTTTGGATTGTATTTGAACGCTGATACAGGTGCGCCGGTCTTCTTGGAAGCCCGATCTTTTGCACGTTCTTCAGCGGTCATGGCGTTACGTTTTGCGCCTTCCGCAGTAAAGGTCTTTCCATCCGCTTTAAGCTGTCCCCGCTTTTGCAGTATAGTTATAGCGGACTCCCGTGACCCAACTTGGGCTGATAGCCGGTCGATCAACTGATTCTTGCCCATGAACTTTTGTGTAGCCATCAGTAATACCCCGCGTTGCGTTTGCTCTTAAAGAGCCTGACTGGGTCGGGTTCGTCGATGGGTAACTTTACAAAGCCCCCACTTCTAAACCGCATCAAGGCCAGCGTTGTTGCGTCCACCAAGTCATCATGATCCCCTGCGGGGAACGACGCCACTTCATCAACCACTTCTTCTGCCCAGCGTGTCTCAGGTGCCCAAACCATTCCTGACTGAAACAGATCAGAGACCGAGTTCAATCTGCTGATCTTGTCGTTACCCTTACTCGGGGTATATTCCTGAACTGGTATACCCATCGCCCGAAGCTCATATATAAGTGGTGCGCCAGACGCCTTTTTCTCCACGATAAGAGTCACGGGGGCATCCCGACTCTCCCAAGACCGGTAGTGTTCCAGCGCCACTTTCTTAAGCTCCGGGAACTCCATACGATCTTTAAAGGAGTCCAGCAATATTATATTAGCACTACCCGTCGTTGGTTCGTTTGGTTCTTTCTCAGGCCACCAGACGCCCCACGTTGTACAGGCGCTGAAGTCAGCACGGTTGTGCTTCTCAAAAGCCGTGTCCCATGACTGGATTATAAACTCGCACTGCGGAGGGCGTTCTTTAGTCCACCATTTCCACCACTCGCGTTTGACAATTGCCCCCTCCTCCGAGGTGGGGTTTTGCATATACTGCGCCGACCACTGGTAGGCTGGCATCGACGCTTTGGTTCTCAGCAGCGCCTCAAGTGACCATTGTTCAGGCCAGAGGGATTTCTGCACTATTTGAAGGTCGCCCTCCTCGTCCATCTCCTCCTTATCTAATATGGCAGGAAACTCCACGACCTCATACTGGTCGGAGTCCTCGTTCATCACCATGTCCTTGACCACCCTGCCCGTCAAGTCGTTTAGCGCCCAGCGGGTCTGCACGATGGCTACCCGTCCCCCCGGCATCAGGCGCGTCCGCGCCCCGCTAGTGAACCACTCGTACGCCTTATCGAACACGTCGAGGTTGCCGTTGATGATGTCCTGCTCGTTGTGTGGGTCGTCAATAAGTAATAGGTCTGCACCACGCCCCGCGATAGCACCGCCAACGCCAACGGCGAAGTATTCTCCCCCATGATTGGTATGCCAGCGTCCCGCGCTCTTTGAATCCTGAGACAACTCCACTCCATTTTTACCCCCAAATATCGCCTGAAATTGCTCACTTGCTATCAAATTTCGCACTTTCCGGCCAAAATCCACAGCCAAATCTGCTGTGTGGGACACCATCATGACCTTCTGGTCAGGGTGATTACCTAAAAACCATGCGGGAAAGTAGTAAGAAACTAAGTGGGATTTACCAAAACGGGGGGCAATATTGACTGCAATACGGTGTTTTACCCCATTTGCGAGGTCTTCCAGCAATGCAGCCAGCTTTTTGTGGTGTGCGCCTATCTTATAAGCGGGTTCAATAAACTTTACAAAGTCCAACAGGGTGATTTTGGCCTTCTTGATGGCCTGACGGGTCTCCCACTCCTCAATTAACCCCAAAACTTCTTCTTTTTGCCTTGGGGTTAGTCTATGCAGGTTGGCACGGAGGTATTTGAGCGTTTTTTCGTCCAAAGGCATGGGCTATGTCTTTCTCAAACTTCTAAACGACTGAGTAGCCCATCAATTTCTTCTTCATGCGCGGGTTCCAGTATCTCTTCCGCGTCCTCTGCATCCTCTTCGTCCACGACTTCCGCCATGCCCATATACTTCTCAAGCTTTTTGGTCAACTCAAGCTCCAACTCATCGTCGGTCTTGGTCTTATGCGTAATTTCAATGCGGTCTGTGAACAAACCCACATCCTTCATCTTGCCCAGAAGCTCCAGCGCACGTATGCGAATCTTGCCGTCCGGGTTTTCCGCTTCCAGCAGCAGCTTGTTCTTGGTGAACTCCCGTATACGCACGGAGCTATTGACTAACTCGTAATCATATTCCGCCAACATCTGATCCAGATGCCGTAACGACGCGTTTGGGTAGTGAGCAAGGGTAGACACCGTAGCGGAATTGGTGATTTGCGCTTTGGGCGGGGCGGTAATAGCCGTAAACATATCCCGTGCAAGCTCCTTTTCCTCTTCGGAAGCGGGGGTGTCGTCGGGGAACAAAGCCTTTACCGTATTACAAGCAAGCCTTGCCCGTTCAAGCACCGACAGGTCAGACATGCTGACGCTGCCGAAGGGTACTTCTTCTTCAGGGGTAATAAGCATTGCACGGTATATAACATATTGGTTGGAAAAAGAAAAGGAGGTATGGATGTTATAGGGGGGTGT